TATGTTATAGTCTTTGTGAAAAATGTATTAAGTTAAAGGAGGGTCTTCTTATGAAAGAGACATTCAATCGTTGGCAAGTCTTAGCGGCATAAACTGCTATTCTTCTCTGTACAGGTGCTGTCTATTCTTTTTCCGTTTTCGCTGGACCTTTAAGCTCCTCAACAGGTTGGACAATGTCCGAAATCATGCTTGCATTTGCCATCAACTCAGCAATCGGACCTATCCCTATGATTCTCGGGGGGTATCTGGTAGACAAGGGATATGTAAAATGGACAATTGCCCTTGGTGCCCTTCTATTTGCTAGTGGTTTTTTCCTAACTGGTTATGCAAGCTCACCAGCCATGCTCTATTTGACCTATGGTTTGATGGCAGGTCTTGGTCAAGGATTTGCTTATTCAGGAGCCCTCTCAAACTCTCTTCGTCTCTTCCCTGATAAACGTGGTTTAGCTTCTGGGATTCTAACAGGAGGTATGGGATTTGCTGCAGTTATTGCCTCACCAGTTGCAAGTAATCTTATTCAAAAACAAGATGCTTTCTTTACTTTTCGAACAATTGGACTAGTCTATATTGTTGTTATTATCTGTGCGATTTTCTTCATCAAGGCGGCACCAAGTGGCTACCAACCAGCAGGTTGGAAAGCTCCCGTACAAACTAAACAAGGACCTGCCAATAAAAACTGGAAAGAAATGCTGCAAAGTCCGCTATTTTACATTATTATCAGCATGTTCTTTGTTGGTGCTTTTTCTGGCTTGATGATCGCCTCTCAAGCATCCCCAATTGGTCAATCAATGTTTGGACTATCTGCTGGTACAGCAGCTCTCTATGTCTCTCTTTATTCAATCGCAAACTCTAGCGGACGCTTTATCTGGGGATCACTTTCTGATAAAATTGGTCGTTCTCAGACTCTATTAATTATCTATTCAGTCATCGTATTGGCACTTTTCTCCTTAACAATCGTCCCTGGACAATTTGGCTTTACTCTAGGAATCATCGGTCTTGGCATCTGCTTCGGTGGTGTTATGGGCGTCTTCCCATCTATTGTCATGGAGAACTACGGACCTGCTAATCAAGGTGTCAACTACGGTATTGTCTTCACAGGTTATTCTTTAGCTGCATTTTTTGCACCTAAAGTTGCGGTTCAAATGGCAGCAGCTAACAATGGAAATTACAGTGCCGCATTCTACGTCGCTATCGCTCTCGCAGTTGTTGGGCTTCTTCTCAACCTCCTTTACATGAAGAAGAAAGGTTAGAGAAAGAACTTCTCATCAAATACTCATTACTAATTTAAGGCAGGGTCGGGATTTTTTGTCCCGCCCTTTTTTGGTATAATAAAACTAGAAATAGCTTATTGGGAGGTTTTACCATGGCTCAGCAGTCAAGACTTTTACGAGATAACCCATCTGGTTTCCCCTATGATTTTGAAAAACAAATCTTATCTAAGCAATCTTCTAATCCCATTTATCATTGGCATCCTGAACTTGAGATTGTCTATATTAAAAAAGGAACTGCTACCTTCTATATCAACTCTGAGCGCTTTGAAAGTCATGAAGGCGATATTTTTCTAATTCAGCCAACTTCTCCTCACGCTATCTACCCTATTGAAAATCAAGAACAAATTTCAACAGTTTTTCGTATTCATTTAGATTTCCTAGGTAGAAGTCAAATTGACAGCTTTAGCCAACGCTATATTCAACCAATATACTCTGGGCATTTTTATCTCACTCCTAGGATTTCGCCAGATGATCATGCTTATGAACCGATTCGCGATTGTCTTTTATCTCTTTTTTCTATCCTTGAAGAGCAGAGTATTTATTATGATCTTCTCTTAAAGGCAAAACTCTATGAATTTCTCTATCTTCTCTTTAAGTACAGGTATGTCAATCGACACTATACAGATGATACCTATCAAAAATATCAGAAATTAAAAGAAATGATTAGCTATCTTGAGCAACACTATGCAGAGCCCATTCAAATTGACCAGCTTGCTGCTACGTTTGGATATAGCAAAAATCACTTTATGAATATTTTCAAACAACACACTGGGACAAGCTGTATGGAGTATCTCATACGATTGCGTTTGGAAAAAGCTTGCGAAAAACTCATTCAGACCAATCAAAGCGTCCAAGAAATAGCAAGCCAGGTCGGCTTTACTAACCTCTCAAATTTTAATCGACAATTCAAACAACACTTCCAGTTAACTCCCAGACAGTATCGAAATCAACAACTTAAAAAAGAATCCTAACTACATGTCTCCTTAGTGACTCACTAGGGAGAATTTTTTTTAAACAAAAAAGCCACCGATTTTGGTGGCTTCATTAGGGAGATTATTGTGAAAAAAAGTTTAGGATTTCTATTAAATAAAGTTAGGAGGTCTTTATTTAATAAGTACATGATATAAGACAAGACTTAAAATTAACTTAAGTGAAAAAGATTATTTTAATTTTTTTCGGTCCACCAAAATCATGCCTGTACACTGGAAACTAGATAAGGTTTCAAACCCCAGAGAACGATAGAATCCCAAAGTTTTTTCTGTCTCTTCGGTCGCTAGTTGGACTTGATAAGCATCTTTATAATCGGCTAAAGCTTGCTTCATTAAAGAACTACCAATTCCTTGTCGCTGATAAGACGGTAGTACCAGTAAATCTTGAACGAATACCGATGAAAAACCGTCTCCAATCAAGCGAACTAGACCAACGATTTTCTCACCATCACGCGCTAGATAAATGGCTAGTGAATGAGTCAGAGACTGGGACAACATTTGGGGCTGATTTGTATAATTTGTCCAATCAACTGCCTGATAGAGATGCAAAACGTCATTAATTGAAACAGATGTTTCTTTTGTAATCTTAATCATAGCAAACCTTTCTAACATTCTCTAAGGGATTTCAACTGTTGCCCATTTTCATCAAAATTATCCGAACGCAACCACGATTCAAAACGAGCTTTGACCTTTGGCCAATCCTTATCAATCATAGACATCCAGTCCGTGTCTCTGGTACGCCCTTTATAAATAACAGCTTGACGGAAAGTGCCTTCGTAGATAAAACCCAAACGTTCTGCTGCTTTTCTAGAAGGTAGATTTAGTGCATCACATTTCCACTCATAACGGCGATAGTTGAGCTCTTCAAATACATAACGAGCTAGCAAATAGTGGGCTTCTGTTCCCATCCTTGTCTGTTTGAGAGCCGGCGAAAAGGTCACCGCGCCAACTTCAATCACGCGATTGGCTTGGTCAATACGCATGAGAGAAAAAGTCCCCAGCGCCTTTCCAGTCACTTTATCGATAATCGCATAATAGAAGCGATCCTTGCGCTCAATCATCTGCTTTATAGCAACAATTAATTCTTCAAGATTTTCTACTGGTGGTTGAAAGAGATAGGTCCACATCTCTCGAGGTGATTCTGGACCATAAACAGCTAGCAAATCCTCCGCATGCTTTTCTACTGACAGAGCTTCGATAATCGTATACTGTCCTTCTATCCGTACAAGTGAAGGCAAAACTCCAGGTGTATCGTCTACAGGTTCACCAATCATCTGACCATATTCATTTACAGGCATAGCTTTCTCCTTATCTCACTCTTATAAGTTTAAAGATGTGAATAGTATATCACATCTCACACATAATATTCAAAAATTCCTCCAGTTTATGGAGGATTGATCAAATATGGAAACGAGTGAGTTAATGCCCCTTGTGCTTCTCTCTACGTTTTTGCTG